GGTCAGGAAGTTTATGGTGGCCACAAAATATGTGATATAATAGAAGAAGAAGATAAGTATTGTATTTACATTAGAAAAGATGATGTGGTTATTCCTTGGAAAGATTTCAACAAGAACATGGCTATATCAATTGAGTATAACTTAGAATATTAATGGATGCTTATAAAGATTTTATTATCAGCCCTATTGGTGATCGCTATAATAACAGTATACGAGTCGGGGAAAAAGAACTAGTACTTAATACAGAGATCTTTAACCATCAGTATATAAACAGATTAGCAAAAGTAATCGCTACTCCACTATTATTTCAATCACCTTTGAATGTAGGTGATGAAGTAATAGTGCATCATAATGTTTTTAGAAGATGGCATAATATGAAAGGTGTAGAAAAAAATAGTAGATCATATTGGAAGGAAGATAAGTATATAGTATCAGAAGATCAAATATATTTATATAAGCGTGATAATTGGGTGGCTATGCCTGGTTATAGTTTTATAAAACCTTTAAAAGCTATTGATAAATTTAACACTGAAATTGAAAGGCCATTAATAGGCGTGGTTAAATACTCTGATGGAATGTTTAATAAAAGGGAGTTAGTTGGTTTTACGCCTAATATGGAATATGAGTTTATTATAAACGAAGAAAGATTATATAGGGTTATGAATAAATTTATTACAATTAAATATGAATATCAAGGAAACGAAGAAGAATATAATCCAAGCTGGGCACAAAGCGGTTGAAGAATTAATTAAAGTAGCTAGAGAAGAAATAGTTGATTCAGACGAAGATATATCGGCAGATAGATTAAAGAACGCTGCTGCTACTAAGAAACTAGCTATATTTGATGCATTCGAAATATTAAATAGAATCCATGAGGAAGAGAACATGCTTGAGGGTAAAATTGAAGAGAAGGAGGAGGTTAAGTTTCAGGGTTTTGCAGAAGGTAGATCAAAATGAAATACGAGCAAAGTTTATATAAAATAGTAAAACCAATAAAGTTAAATACTTTAAAAAGATTAAATAAATCTAAAAAATGGGAGTACGGTTATAACAAAGAGAATGATGTAATAGTTATATCAAAAACTGGAATAGTGGAAGAGGTTATAGAAATACAAGGTTTGAAAATAGCTTTACCTAAACAGCCTAAAAATATATATTCTTGTAGTAAAAAGAAAGAAGAACAAAAGTGGAAACAGTTTAAGGCTAATCCACATTTTAAAAAAATAAAAACTGTATTTGATTGGCAGGGTTATCCAGATGATTTTAAACAAAATCACTATGAATACATAGATGAAGAGTTTAAAAGAAGAGAAGAGGGGTTTTGGTTTATGAATAATGGCAAACCAACATACATAACAGGTGCACATTATATGTACTTACAGTGGAGTAAAATAGATGTTGGCGCTCCAGATTATAGAGAATCAAACAGGTTATTTTTTATATTTTGGGAAGCTTGTAAAGCCGATAAAAGATGTTACGGGATGTGTTATTTAAAAAATAGACGTTCTGGTTTTTCATTTATGAGTTCAGCTGAAACTGTTAATTTAGCTACATTAGCTAGTGATAGTAGATTTGGTGTGTTATCTAAAACTGGTAGTGACGCAAAAAAGATGTTTACGGACAAAGTAGTACCAATTAGTTTAAATTATCCATTCTTCTTCAAGCCAATACAGGACGGTATGGATCGACCAAAATCCGAACTCGCTTATAGAGTGCCAGCTAAAAAGTTTACTCGTAAAAAAATACGGGAGCGTGAAGAAATGGATGATGTTGAGGGTTTAGATACAACTATAGACTGGAAGAATACAGGTGATAATAGCTACGATGGTGAAAAACTAAGTTTATTAGTTCATGACGAAAGCGGTAAGTGGGAAAGGCCTGATAATATAAAGAATAATTGGAGAGTAACAAAAACTTGTTTACGATTAGGTAGTAGAATAGTTGGTAAATGCATGATGGGAAGTACATCAAACGCATTAGATAAAGGAGGAGATAATTTTAAAAATTTATATTATAACTCAGATGCAACGAAAAGAAATAGAAACGGACAGACCAGGTCAGGATTATATTCTTTATTTATTCCTATGGAATGGAATTATGAAGGATTCATCGATGAATATGGACAACCTGTATTTAATACTCCTAGAAAACCAGCACTTGATCCCCACGGCATAGAAATAGATTATGGAGTAATAGATCACTGGAATAATGAGGCTGATGGATTAAAAGATGATCAAGATGCTTTAAACGAATTCTACAGGCAATTTCCAAGAACTGAAGAGCATGCTTTTAGAGACGAGACAAAAAATAGTTTGTTCAATCTTGTAAAAATATATGAGCAAATAGACTACAATGAAGGAAATAGGAACTCATCAGTAATAACAACTGGTAATTTCCAATGGATAAGTGGTAAAAAAGACACACAGGTTGTATTCAATCCTAGCCCAAACGGTAGGTTTAAAGTTAGTTGGGTACCAGGTTTAAAATTACAAAATAACGTTATATTAAAAAATGGCGTAAAATATCCGGGTAATGAGCATATAGGAGCGTTTGGCTGTGATTCATATGATATATCTGGAACTGTTGATAGTAGAGGTTCTAAAGGAGCACTGCATGGTTTAACAAAATTTTCTATGGAAGATTCTCCGGCAAATACATTTTTTTTAGAGTATATAGCAAGACCTCAAACAGCTGAGATATTTTTTGAAGACGTATTGATGTCACTAGTATTTTATGGAATGCCATTACTAGCAGAGAATAACAAGCCAAGATTACTGTACTATTTAAGAAGAAGAGGATACAGAGGGTTTAGTATGAATAGACCAGATAAAATCTGGAATAAACTATCTGTAGCAGAAAAAGAAGTAGGTGGTATACCAAACTCAAGTGAAGATATAAAGCAATCTCATGCTGCTGCTATTGAGATGTATATTAATGATCATGTAGGTTTATTACGAGATGGTACTTATGGTACTATGTATTTTAACGATACTCTATCTGATTGGTCTAGATTTGACATTAATAAGCGAACAAAACATGATGCGTCAATTAGTGCGGGATTAGCAATAATGGCTTGTAATAGACATTTGTATAAACCAAATCCAAATAGAGAGAAGACGCCATTAAATTTAACTATAGCGAAATATAATAACAAAGGATTTTCCTCAAAGATAATTAATAATAAAATATGAGATCAGAACATTCCATAGGTTTTCCATCACAAGCGGTTAGCGATTTAGAAAAGTTGAGCGAAAAGTACGGCTTAGAAGTTGCAAAAGCTATACGGCAAGAGTGGTTTTCGGGAACTACATCTAAGTATAACAATTACAAAAATAATTTTCATTCACTAAGATTATATGCTAGAGGAGAACAACCTATACAAAAATATAAGAATGAATTATCTATAAATGGTGATTTATCTTATCTTAATTTGGATTGGAAACCTGTTCCAATTATTCCTAAGTTTGTAGATATAGTTGTTAATGGTATGGCTCAAAGATCTTATGAGATAAATTGTTTCTCACAAGATGACTACGGTGTGTCTAAAAGAACAGAGTACATGGAGTCTATCCTTGAAGATATGCGTTCTAAAGATTTCACAGAACTGGTTCAAAAAAAGTTTGAGATTGATTTATATAAAAATGATCCAGAAACTTTACCGGATACTGAAGAAGAATTATCACTTCACATGCAACTAAATTACAAGCAATCAGTTGAAATCGCAGAAGAGCAAGCTATTAATACATTGATGGAGGGTAGTGATTATGATTTAATAAGAAGAAGATGTTTATACGATTTAACCACAATAGGTATCGGTGCCACGAAAACAACATTTGATTGGCAAGATGGCGCTAAAATTAAATATGTTGATCCTGCTAATTTAGTTTATTCTTACACTGAATCACCTTATTTTGAAGATGTGTACTACATTGGAGAGGTAAAAGAAATACCCATCAACGAACTTGTAAAAGAATTTCCTCACTTAAGTCCTAATGATATTGAAGAAATAGTAAAAAAATCTTCTAAGCCAACTGATAGTAATCTTCACGCTTCTCATAAAGATAAAAACAAAGTTCAAGTTCTGTATTTCAATTATAAAACACACATGAATAATGTTTATAAACTAAAGAAGTTATCAAGTGGGGGAGATAAAGTTATATTAAAAGATGATACATTTAATCCACCAGTAGAAAGTATGGATGGGAATTTTGAGAAACTATCAAGGGTTGTAGAGGTTTTATATGAGGGTGTATATCTAGTTGGGTGTGATAAAATATTAAGATGGAGAATGATGGACAACATGATGAGGACGGATTCGGAATTTGGTAAAGTAAAAATGAGTTATCAAATTGTAGCGCCTAGAATGTATAAAGGTAAAATAGAATCATTAGTTGGTAGAATAACAAGCTTTGCTGATATGATTCAATTAACTCATTTAAAGTTACAACAAGTAATGGCGCGTATGGTACCTGATGGTGTTTACTTAGATGCAGATGGTTTGGCTGAAATTGATTTAGGAAACGGAACAAACTATAACCCACAAGAAGCTTTAAACATGTTCTTCCAAACAGGTAGTGTTATAGGTAGAAGTATGACATCAGAAGGAGATATGAATCCTGGTAAAGTACCAATACAACAAATAAGTAATGGTGTTAGTGGAGGTAAATTACAAAGTTTAATCCAAACATATAACTATTATTTACAAATGATAAGAGATGTCACGGGATTAAACGAGGCAAGAGACGCTAGCACTCCAGATAGAAATGCTTTAGTTGGAGTACAAAAAATTGCTGCAGCTAATTCTAATACAGCGACAAGACATATATTGCAATCAATGCTATTTGTTACGGCTGAAGTTGCAGAATGCCTTTCTTTACGTATAGCTGATATTATAGAATACTCTCCAACTAGAAATGCTTTCATTAGATCTATTGGTGTTCATAACGTATCAACGCTGAATGAATTAAAAAACTTACATCTTCATGATTTTGGTATATTTATAGAATTACTCCCAGATGAAGAAGAAAAAGCATTATTAGAAAATAATATACAAGCAGCGTTACAACAGCAATCTATTGATTTAGATGATGCGATAGATTTACGTAACGTAAGAAATATTAAACTTGCTAACCAATTATTAAAAGTTAAAAGAAGAAAGAAAATAGAAAGAGATCAACTAATGCAACAGCAAAATATACAAGCTCAATCGCAGGCTAACGCACAAGCACAGCAAGCTTCCGCTCAAGCTGAGGCTCAAAAAAATCAAGCTAAAGCACAATCAGATGCGCAATTAGAACAAGCTAAAAATCAATATAAAACTCAATACTTACAAGCTGAGGTTCAAGCTAAAAAAGAACTAATGGCATTTGAGTTTGAGTTAAATTCACGCTTAGAGTTATCAAAGTTACAAACAAGTAATGTACTAGAGGCGAGACGAGAAGATAGGAAAGATCAGAGACTTGACGCACAAACTCAAGGTCAGATGCAAATGATACAACAAAGAAAACAGGGTGATTCGCTTAATAAATTTGAGTCGTCAGGTAATGATATAATTACAGGAGACGCTGGATTTGAAGGTCCAAGTCTTTAATTTTTAATATTTTATAAAATTTTAT